TGGCTTCGTATCGAGTGACAGGCTTCATATGGCCCCCTTGACAGAGGAGCAAACGGCGTTTATTGTTCGAACACTACCAATGTTTTCGCAATGTGCCGCTGCTCCCGTGTCTAGTTTGACAGGGAAATTAGTCTGCATAGGGGTCGTTCTCCTGTGCTTGAACGTCGTCTTTTGGACGATCTAAACCTCGCACTTCGTTGGCTGTCAATTCCCAAACTTCACGCTTCTGATCGTTTGAGTCTTGGTACGATCTGGATTGCATCCGCCCCTCGACCAAGACTAACCGACCTTTCCCTAGATACTCGGCCACAAACTCGGCTGTCTTTTCCCAGGCTTGGCAATTGAAATAACTTGTGCCCTTGTCTTTTCCCTGATTGTCAACGGCTACCGAGAAACTAACGACTTTTTTCCCTGTCGAAGTGGTTTTCATCTCTGGATCGCGTGTAAGTCGTCCAATGATTGTTTGCTTGTTGTACATTTATGCTGTCCTCTTTTCGCGTTTTGTCTCGCTGTCTTGGGCGACGGTCTTCCAATCGCGCCGGGTTTGTGTCATTTGGTATGCAGGCAAGACTGATTTGAAAGCCTTGAACCCGTCTGAAATTTGTTTGTCTGTGAGCTGCACCAATCGGTATCCATCGGCCTTGATGTAAAGAAGGACACAGTTCCACTTCTTTGATCCGGCACAGATGTTCTTGTAAGTCGAGACTTGGACTTGGTGGCTGAATTGTTCCGATCCGGCTTTCAGTTCCCAGAATGTAGGCTTGTCCTGATAGACACCTAAAGCGTCGAAACTTCCAGCGACTTTCAACTTGTCGCATTTGACGATCCCTTGTGTATGGGTGATGACCGGTTTGTGCTCTCTCCAAAACCTAGCGAGCCATTGACAACGGTTCAGAAGGTCAGGGCGGTCACACTGGTAGGGAACCGGGTCTTTACCACCGATGTGCTTTCCCTGTTCGAGTTCTTGACAAACAAAATCCCTGGCATTGAGCGCGGTAGGCTCAAGTCCGTGGGCTAACTGGTCGAAAAACAGATTTAGTACCGTGCCTCTGTCAAGCCATCCCTGGCGGACACGGTAGTACCATCCCTGAAGCCGTTTCTGATCGCCTAAAATCTCGGAAGGTAGGTACTCGTCAAACGTCTCGATGAACTCAGAACCCGTCCACAATCGTCCTGACTTCTTGAGAATCTCACCGTTCAGGTGGTGTTCAAAGAGTTCTTTGGCATGTTTGGCGACTTCACACGCGGCGGCTTCTACTGACTGTCCTCCGAGTGTCGCGTCAATGACTGAAGTGACACGGGAATACTCTTTGCCCTCAATGGTGTAAGTCTTGTCCGATACGGACTCGGCTTTGTGAAGATTCACGCGGGCACCTTCACGGCGTTCTCAGCCTGGGCCAAGTCGTCACAACCTAGGAGTACAGTTTCAGCGTCCGATCCAAACCGGGCTAGAAACGCCGTCCAGAGGTCTTTACGGGCCTTTGCCACTCGGTTCTTTGCCTGACTCGTATCGTCCTCAGCAACGATGTTCGATTTGAGCCATTGCCCTACTTTTGCTGACGGTTCGTCTGTGATTGGTGCTTGTGCAGCGATACTCAGTTCTTGTGTCGTCTGGGCTTTGCCTTTGGAATACAGTTCTAATCCAAACGACATACCAAGGTCTTTCGCGCATCGTTTTAGAGCGTCAGTCACGGCCTCTTTGATCGCTGATTCGTGAGCTTTGCCTAAGTCGGCGTCGATCCCCTGCCCGAAACCAAAATCTTCAGTGCGTTTCGTATCGTAGTACTGATCGCCAGTTCTGATCGCAAGTAAAAGACTGCATGTATAGCCAACCTTCCAAAGTTCTTTGCCCGATTGGTTTTTGTACTGTTCCGCCTGGACACAGTTTGTTGACATGATTGTCTTCTCCCAGTTCAAGGATCCAAACATTTGATTAAGCCTGTCAATGACGTACCAGCCCTCTACATAAGAGAGGGTGGTACCGGACTGTGAGCGTTGAGAAATTGCGTTCTTTGGAATCGCGTCGTTTAAGTTCTCTATTGATATTTTCATACTTGTTCGTCCTCCTCTTCTGTAAAGGAGCACCAGTCACGGCACTTGGCACACAGGCCGATACCGTCTGAGACTTCTGTGTCACTTACACAGGGCGCGTGGCAGCAATCGGAGAGCATCACTTGCCACCCGCCATAGCTGAAATCAGTTGTTCGTTACTCAGGAGTGAGATTTGTCCAGCGACGAGGTTTAGGAACTCGTACTCACCTTCGCCTAGTTGTTTCTCTAGTTCTTCTTCAAACATATCTGGCGTTTCGGTGTCGATTGGATAGTCCTCGTCTGAACAGCCCATACCGTCTGGTACGTAGTCGCGCCAAGCCATTAGCCTTCCCTCGCAAGGATTTGTTCTGGCGTCCAGTCGGTTGTTCTGGAAATTGACTGTCGGGATTCTCGCAGGGTGTTCGATGTCTCTTGGAGAGCCACAGAAGAACACGCGAGTAAAACGGTAGATGCTAAAAGTCTTTCGAGTGAGTCGGCCAACGACTCGTTGTAAGCGACTGCGGCGGCGTATCCCTTCTTGCAGTACAAGTCAGAGGTTTTCTGACCGATGTCAACCATGCGTTGAGGATTCATCGCGCCCACTTCCTTCGAGCAGACTCGACTCTCTTACGACGGATCGGCCCGGCAAAAGAAAGGTGCCGCGACCTCTTGGATTTTTTGGTAGTGTTCATTGTTAGACCCGTGGGCTTTTGTTGCCCGACAATCTATTATTGCCACACTTTCGTCCCAAAAACACACTACGGGGCAAAAAGTCCCAGCGCGAGTCTAAAGTATGGGACAATACAACCAATGGAGCACCTAAGTAAAAGAGAGCGTGAAGTCGCTTCTCTTGTCGCGCTTGGCATGAGCAACAGACAAATCTCGCTACACCTTGCCATAACAGAAAAGACCGTCAAGAACCATCTATCAAACGTGTTCAAGGCGATGGAAATTAAAAGCAGGGCACAACTGATCGTCAAATGGCTGGACAAATCGGCGTGAAAAAACGTGTATCATACATAGCCGTGAACTGGCTCCGCATCCTCTTCAGATGTTCTTGGGACGGTGGTCATTTTGATTGTCGTGTTGCGAGGTGGTATCGGTGACTCTTTACATCCTTGAGCATTACGAGGCTTGGTCTTATTTGCGATGGAAACGGGCGAAACGTCGCCTCGTGGACTATTGCAAGTCAAGGGGGATGCGGTGCCTCTAAGTTACGCAGAATTCATAGCGGCCAAACGCCACATTATGGAAGACGACCCGATAGGCGAAGTCTCAATTGACCCTCACCTATTCGACTTTCAAGGAGCCGTAGTCAAGTGGGGCATTAAGAAAGGCCGTGCTTGTATCTTCGCTGGTACGGGGCTTGGCAAAACGATCATGCAATGCGAATGGGCAAAGCATATCCCTGGCAAGACTCTTATAGTCGCCCCGCTTGCGGTCGCTGCTCAAACATCAGAAGAAGCTAGCGACAAGTTAGGCATGGACGTTCGGGTCATTAAAGAGCCTGGGCAAGTCGCGGGGAGCGGCGTCTATATCACCAACTACGAAAGAGCCTTGGCAATGGACTTCAAATGGGACGGCGTTGTTCTTGACGAGTCAAGCATTCTCAAGAGCCATGACGGGGCCTATCGAAAAGGCTTGACCGATCTGTTTGCGAGGACGCGATACAAGCTCTGTTGCACAGCGACCCCGGCCCCAAACGATTTGATGGAACTGGCGAACCACGCCGAGTTCATTGGAGCGATGACACGTCTCGAATGTCTCGCCACGTTCTTTACCCACGACGGAGGGGACACTTCTAAATGGAGGCTGAAACGCCATGCCGTGAAAGACTTCTGGGAATGGGTTTCGAGTTGGGCCGTCGCTTTTGACTCTCCCTACGATCTGGGGTTTGACGGTTCGCGGTTCGTCCTTCCTGAGTTAAAGACGTTCGAGCATCGTTGCCACGTCGATACCGGCGGAGTCGGTGGTCTGTTTGGTGACCAAGACCCTGGGGCGACAAAGCTCTATACCGTTTTACGCAACTCGCAAGACGACCGAGTGAGAATCGCGGCGGATCTCGTCAACGGCGAGCCCGATCAACAATGGTGCGTCTGGTGCCACACGAACGACGAACAAGACGCACTGGAAAACGCCATTCCGGGTTCCGTCGGAGTGCGTGGTGACGACCCGTCCGACGTGAAAGAAAAACGACTTTTAGGATTTGCAAAGGGTGACTTCCGGGTGATGGTGACAAAGCCCAAGATAGCCGGTTTTGGAATGAACTGGCAGCAATGCAGGCGGACAGTGTTCGCATCGGTGACTTATTCTTATGAACAACAGTATCAAGCAGTCAGGCGGTTTTGGAGGTTCGGGCAGACGAAACCTGTCCACGTCCACACGATCACGGCGAACACCGAGGAGTCGGTCATGAGTGCCGTCAACTTTAAGGCAGCCGTCCATTCAAGCATCGCACGTTCGATGGAGGGGAACTTCGCGGTATGAAAGGCAACGCGTGGGAAATGGTCAACGGTGACTGCGTTGAAGAAGTCTCGAAACTTCCAGACGAGTCGATCGGCTATTCAATCTTTAGTCCTCCGTTCGCTTCGCTCTACGTCTACTCGAACGATCCCCGCGACATGGGCAACGTGCGAGACGATAACGAGTTTTTCGATCATTTGGCGTTCTTGACTCCTGAACTATATCGGGTGATGAAGCCGGGGCGAAACCTTAGTTTCCACTGCATGAACCTTCCACTATCAAAAGAGCGGGACGGGGTGATTGGAATCAAGGACTTTCGCGGGATGCTTATCAAGGCTTTTGAAAAGGCTGGGTTTGTCCTTCATTCTGAAGTTGTTATTTGGAAAGACCCGGTTACCGCTATGCAACGCACAAAGGCTATCGGGCTTCTTTACAAGCAACTCAAAAAGGACTCTTGTATCAGCAGGCAGGGAATCGCTGACTATCTCGTCACGATGCGAAAGCCGGGTGTCAATCCAGAGCCATGCGCGAAAGACGCATCGAAGTTCACAGTTGACGCTTGGCAACGATACGCGAGCCCTGTGTGGATGGACATCAATCCGTCCGATACATTGCAGAAGGAATCAGCCCGAGAGGAAGAAGACGAGCGGCATATATGCCCGCTTCAACTCGAAGTCATTCGCCGTGGTCTTTTGTTGTGGTCAAACCCTGGCGACTTGGTATTGAGCCCGTTTGCGGGGATCGGTTCTGAGGGTGTCGTATCAGTAGGCTTGAATAGAAAGTTCATCGGGATCGAGCTTAAGAAGTCCTACTTCCAGCAGGCTTGCCGAAACCTTCAAAACTGTGAGGCTCAGGAATCGTTGTTCACGGAGGTTCCATGACCTCTCTCTTTTTTACCAAGTACCAAAACCTATGGACACCAATCGAGGTTCGTCCATGAACCTCTCTCAATTCGCCCTAGCCCTGTTTCTAATCCTCTTACTCTCTATAGTCCTCACTCATATAAAGGACTGGTGGAACAACTTTTGTCAGGCTCTTGATGAGTATTGGAAGCCGCCTTATGGGGGTGACCAATGAGTCCTGAAGTCGTTTTAGAGCACGTCTCAAGGGATTGGAGCCATGAACAGATAGCCCAGAAGTTTGGCGTCCCAGAAACGATGGTAGGGCAGTCTATCGCGGGTGCCTTGAACGCGATCCGTTCTAGCTCACGGTTACATCCTCTCATTACTGACAAACTCCCAAATCCTTTAGAACCAAGAGAGACAGAAGTCGCCCGGTTGCTTATGGAAGGGAAAGGGAACCGAGAGATTTCAAACGAACTCTTTATGGCGTACAAGACGACGAAAAACCACGTCTCACAGATTTTCAAGAAGATTGGTGTGAAGTCTCGATATGAAGCGGCTCTGAAGTTGCAAATCATCGACCTGGAGGAGAAATGAAGCCCTGGGCCAGGTTCTTTGACAAGTGTGTCAAGTGTGGACTGACTGAGCACAGGCACGAGTCCAACGGCTTCTGTAAGCGTTGCCGCATAGGTGCCTATAACGCCAACAAGAAAGAGAAAGCGATCCTTGGAAAGATCAACGCCATGCCTGAGAAAGTCGTCATCCGCAAAGGTGACGTTTGGAAGGTAGGCGGCAAGTCTGGGTTCGTGTGGGAACTGAAAGGTGGGATTGTCGAGCTAAGAAACTATCTCAACGTCGTCCCTGAAATCCATCACTACACGATTGGAGAACTAGCCACTGGTTATATCGAAGACGATAATCCTGCTGGAACAGTTCTTTGGGTGGGTGTCCTGTGACTGTCTATCGTTTCACTGGCGATCCGTTTTACTACGAGATTGTAGACGGAGTTTATAAGCCACTAAGTATCAGGGCCGCTCAGTTTGCACAAACGGCTGAACGTGAGGGTGCATTGACCGTTCTTTGGGTAGGTGTCCTTTGAAGAAAACACCGCTCAAGAGAGCGAAACCTCTAAAGTCTAAGCCAAAAGCAAAGAAGCCAGGGTTGAAGCCTGACGGTACTGCCAAACGCGGTTACACCAAGACCGGGCAAAAGTCTAAGAAGTCACTCACGACTTCAGCCGACAACCTAGCGCGTAAGGCTTGCCACGAACGGGGATATTGTGAGGCCCAAGGCTGGGAGAAGTTCAACCCACCAAAGACGACAAAAGGAGCCTGTGGTGGCGGTTTACAGTGGTGCCATATCGAAGGAAGAAGGCATAAGAAAATCCGATGGAACCCACTGAACTGTCTTTGCATGTGCGCGGACTGTCATCGCTACTTCACAGACCATAGTGCCGAGTTTGGATTGTTCGTGGAATGGCTGCACCCTGGGCGTTTAGCTTTCCTGGCAGAACTTGACAAATCGACGCCCAGAATTGACGCAGAATATTGGATAGATTTTTATAAGGAAGAGAGGCGCAAGAGTGCCTAAATTAGATACTTTTACGGGTAGAATAACGTCTACAAATAAGAACGCGCCGGGTTGGCTTTTGGGGGCCTCACCGACGCTATCACCGCGAGGTCAGTCGCAATGAGTAAGGGACATTATAGCGCAACGCAAATCCAGGACATGGACGCCTGGACTATCGCCAATCTAATCGCTGTTAAAAGGGGATGCAGGGAACTCGTCCAAGCAGGGTTTTTTGCCAAACAATGGGCCGCAGTCTTTGAATCGACGGCTTGCATCTGTGACCTAATCTTGGAGGACGAGGGTGGCAAGGATGCCAATGACGCAGATCGCTAAGTCCGCGATTCTCGCAGGCATATCAGTCCTGCCAGTCAATCCATGCACCAAGAAGCCGATGGGGGCTGATGGTCGCTCGATGGGTTGGGCAAGGCTTCAGACAACTATCATGTCCGAGGTTGAGGCTGTTACAGTCTTCTCGGAAGAAACGGGTATTGCGTTCATCGGCGGAAAGGTTTCTAAGAACCTTGAATGCTTGGACTTTGATGATCCAGCCGCATACCCTGAGTGGGTCGCATTAGTCGAGCAAACTGATTGCGCTGAACTACTGAGACGACTTTACATTCAAAAGACTCCGAGTGGTGGTAAGCACGTCGTTTACCGCTGTGAGTCAGAAGTCAAGGGAAACCAGAAACTAGCACTCCCTGAGCAGGGAGAAGCGCGAATCGAAACGCGAGGCGAGGGTGGTTACTTTCTCGTTTGGCCTAGCCCTGGTTATATGCACGAGCAGGGCAAGTGGACTGAACTTCCAGTCATTACCGCAGATCAGAGGGACACCCTGGTAGCTTGCGCCGTGGCTCTCGGAATCAAGCCGATGACCGAGCACCGAACGGCTCCGAAGTCAAACGTTGAAATCGGAATGCCTGGGCAAGAGTTCGATTATAAGAACTCATGGGCTCAAGTCTTAGAACCGGAAGGGTACACGTTTTCACACCGCGACGGATTGCGGACGTATTGGAGCAGGCCAGGGAAGTCGAAACGAGACGGGCACTCATGTTCGACGATTGAGGACGGGCCGCTGTGGAACTTCAGCAGCTCGATTGACGGGCTGAATGTTAACCAGGGCTATTCCAAGTTTTCATTCTTGGCATGTACGAAATTCAGGGGGGATTATGTCGGGGCCGCTAAGTGGCTCAAGACTCAAGGTTATGGGGGACAGGCTAAAAGCAATTACACGGCACCGCCGACACCACAGGACGCCCCGGCAAGGATCAAACAACGTTGGGTGACGATGGCAGATATTGAATCAAAGCAGGTTGATTGGCTATGGGAGAACTACATCCCGATTGGAGAAGTAACGATGATTGTTGGCGACCCAGGAGAAGGAAAGTCAACGGTAGCCCAAGCAATCGTCACCGCTGTCACAACCGGGGCTGTATTGTACGGTGACCAAATCAAACAAGGGAGAGCTATTTTCCTATCGGCTGAACAATCAGTCAACTCGATCACGAAGCCACGGTTTGAGGCAATGGGAGCGAACCTCTCGTACATCATGTGCCCTGACGAGGTTTCAGAGGACGACGAACCGATACCGTTTGTTCTTGACAAATCGGGAATGGCGGAGTTGCGCGAAATCTGCCTAGAGGCACGTCCTCAAATGGTCGTCATTGACACGGTTACCGCTTACATCGAAGCATCTAGGGACTTTAACTCAGCGAACCAGACACGCGAATGGATGCGCCGACTCGGAGAGATCGCACGAACCACGCCTTGCGCGATGGTTCTCATTGGGCACTTGAACAAGAACCAAAACGCTCACCCGCTCCAAAGGGTGATGGGAAGCATGGACTTTGTTGGCGCGAGCCGTTCAGTCCTCTTAGTCGGTAAAGACCCAGACGAACCAGATACCAGAGGGTTCTGCCAAATCAAATCGAACGTTGGCCCGTTTGGTGACCCAAGAGGTTTTAGTTTGAAGGACGGGGTTTTTAAATGGACTGACGGCTCAACACTTGACCAGACGAAGATGCTGCAACCACCAAGCATCAAAGCCGCTGAAACGAACATTGACAAATGCAGGCGATGGATGCGAGACCTGTTTAAGGAATCGAACGTCATCGACCCACCAAGGGCAGACGATAGCGGAAAGATCGGAGGGTTCACGACTTATATGGTGACCAAAGTAAAGAAGGAACTCGGAGTCGCGTCCACAACGGACTCTATGACCGAGAGCGGATACGCATGGACAATCAGGGAAGACAATCAATGGTGGCAGAAATGAGAGGTGCGATTCTAATCGCGATTCTAATTTTCTCAGCCATTAGAATCGGGGTATCTCCCAGTGCTAACATTTTTAGAATAGTTAGAATAGTTAGAATCATAGGTTCAAAGTATCTAAGCGATTCTAATGCCGAGATGCGAAAAAAGGGAGCGATTCTAATACCGATTCTAATCGGCCCAGGGTCTACGTGCGCGTACACGCGAGGCACATCAAAACCCTGTTTCAAAGAGGTCGAGGACACAAGGGGGAGCCTTTGAACCCCATCGAACAACTAGAAAGCAGGTTAAGCGAGTGCCTAGCCATCGTCTCAAAAATGACGCAAACCGACGCAATCAAGAACTTTAAACAAAAGGCTTGACGACTGTTACGAGGCATGGAAGGGAATCAGGACGATTGAAAAACCAAAGGTGAAGAAGAAGTGACGGTACTAGAGCAAGCGCAAGAACTGATACACGGCGAACGCCAGAAAGACTACGGCGACCCAAAGGCGAACTTTGAACGCATCGCAAAAGGTTGGAGCGTGATATTCGGCCAAGAAATCACGACGGTGCAAGTCTGTCTCGCAATGGATTGGCTCAAGACTGCGCGACTGATTGAAAGCCCGAACCACCGGGACAGTTGGCTCGACAAGGCGGGATACATCGGGATCGGAGCGGACAGGCTATGAAAATCAGGACAGCTCTCGATTGTTGGGCCGCTATCGTCATCCTTCGTGCTGGCGGTTGTTACGACGTGCCAACTCTTGACGCTGCCACAGGTGCCGACGAACGGGCACGAGAATGGATCGAACAAGCCA